CTTTAAGGTTCATTTTATTAATGACGACTTTATCCCCATTATAATCGCTTGGTACGTCAATTATTAATCGTGCCATTGTAACTCCATATTGTTGATTGTTGATTTGACTTTATAAAAAGTCTCAAAGCCTACCACATTGAATAGGCTTTAAGTCTGTTTATTTAATTGCTATAAATTAAATTAGCCTCTTTATCTTCAATAGCTTTCCATTTTGCTTTAGCTTTCGCTATTTGTTTATCAGCGTCAACTTTAAGACCTGCCTCTAGTAAGTCCCAAAGATTAGTGCTTTCGTTCCATAAGTTTTTTTTCTTTAGGTCTCGTAATCCTAAAACTACTAAGCCTAATTGTTTTTTGTTAAGCATATTAACTCCGTTGATTGTTGATTAAATAAAAACGCCGTCTAGTCCTTTAGTTTAAAAACTAAATCAAGTTTTGACGGCGTTCTTACATCAAGAGTGTGACAGGTCATAAGTCACAAATTACCCTAACGAGTGTCTCGCATAGCGTCTAAGACCTTATGGCTCTTGTGATTTATAAATTAATATAAATCTCAAAGCGGTGAACCTGCCACCGCTTCAAGTTTTATATTTAATCTTCTGCTCCGTTCCACCTATAACATTCGCCTTCATAGGTATAATATAAATCTTCTTCATCACAATCTAAGCAGATATAACTTCCATCATTCCAGACATCATCATAGACAGTATTTTTACTTTCACAATTTGGACACTTGCAATCTGTTGAATAAATTGTCTCTTTGTTATAATCAATTATTTGTGGCATTAAAAACCCCTCTTGTATTTTCATTGTTGATTGAAAAAAAAAATACGCCGTCTAGTCCTAAGACCAAACGGCGTAGTACCTCCATTAGTATTTACTAAAGTATTTCTTTTGCAAGATTTCGAGTTTATCTTCAGCAGATAAAACCTCCATTTCTGCAAATGCTTCAGTAAATATCGGCTCTTGGCTATCAAGCAGAGAGCGTCCCTGCTTGGTGTAGCCTATAGCGTTTATTTTAGCCTCTTCAAGTTCGCCCTCAATTAATTGGCAACCTAGTCCAATCATCAAGATACTTTTTTGATTGGAAACTTAATCACATTTGAAGGCTTACGCAGTGAGGCTCTGACCTTTTGAACTACTTTAGTAGCCAGATAACACTCCGCCAACTCTTCAAGAGTAAATAGAGATAATTGTTTCATAGTGTACTCCATGTTGATTGTTGATTTGTTGCAGTGCAACAGACAGGCAGAATAGTTCCGCCTGTTTCGACTATAAAAGTCTCTTCAGTGTTGCTGATTGTTTATTATTAGTGACCTGCTTTTGAATAACCGCCGTTTAATCTTTGACGCTCTGCAAGTCTTTCATTTCTGAATTGTTGCTCTTTCTCTGCCTCTTCGTCTTTCCACTTTTGGAAATACTGGTTTTTTAAATCTTCCTCAATTACATTGTTTGAGCCGTTTAAGTCTGCCAGTTTATAAAGACCTGCTTTAATCTTTTTTCTAGTGTCAGCAATACATTCATTAAGAAATCTATTTCTGTATTTGCCTGTTGTTACTGAGTAGTCCCAGTAATTTTTATCAAGCGTAATACAATCAAAATTCTTTTTTGCAATAATTGTATTGTATGATTGAAAGAATGAATTGCCAAAATCATCATGTATAATATTTTGATTTGCAACAGGTTTCCCGCTTCTTTCACTTGTCATTGGTTCAATGTTCATAGTTATTAACTCCATGTTGATTGTTGATTGATTGTTGAAGGCATGGCGTATCGCTACGCCATACCAAGTGATTATTTATTTAGGCAGTAATCCAACCCTCTTGGATTGCTGAATGAAACAGTTTCAAACGCTCTGAACCTGTTGCCTTTTGGTATTTCTCAAAGTGAAGTTTTTTCTTTACTTCGTCTTTGAATTTCTCAACGCTTTCGGCACGTTGTATTGTTTCGGACTGTGTTCTGTGTCCTCGTCAGTGCCATATAAAATGACAGACAATCATAATGAGTGGCAAGAACGCCACTCCAAACATTTGCAAATTAATTGAAATACAAGTCTCCACTCTCTTCGTGAATTGAACATTGAGTGTCAAACTCTTCTAAATAATTGTCTAAGTAATATTTAGGAGTTGTCCCGTCTTTAACACTTTCAGATAAATTTTTATAATTTTTTCTAAAAGTCTCTAATAAATCAGCTTTGATAGTTTTGAAATAAAATTCAGTAAATCCATTATGAACATAGACTGTTTTTGCTTTGCTAATTTTATTTAAAATTGATTTTCTTAATTCTTGATTAGTCATATTAATTAACTCCGTGTTGATTGTTGATTGTTTCGGCGTTGCTCCGCCTCGTCAGTGCAATAAGTAATTGCAGACAACCGCAAATAGTCTGACTGTGCGTGTTGCAACAAATAGAAGGCATTGTTGGGAACGCTATCTGCACCGCAGACCGAGAGGACTTTCCACACAGCTTAGAGACAAACTCGCCCAGATTAATCCAATAAGGATTTAGCCCTGTGTGGCTCTTGATTTTTGTATGTAGATAAAAACCAGTAAAAATAATTAATTTTTAAAAAAATAAAAATCTTTTTTTCCTTAACTTATGCAGATATGGATTGCAACAACTTAATTCTTAATTTGACTCAAAATGGACACATTGACCAATAATAGCAGTATTTATAGGAGTTTATGGGATTTAATAGGATAATGAAGGACAGGTTTATTTAATAGGTACGGATTGTTTGCGTTATCGCCTTAATTAATCTTTTAATGTAACACCGCAAGGAAAATGAAATTCAAAAGACTTATTAACTTTTAAATTATCTTTTTTTTTCTGTTGTTTCTTTTGTCTATAATTCTTATTGGTTCTTTGTTTGTAGGCTCTACCCTTGTCAGTCTTTAACCAGTCTTGTCTTGTTATCATTATAATAAATACTATCCTTTGTTGTCTGTTGGTTGTCCTTTGGTTTATACTCAATGAGATACTTTAAGAGATACACAGAGTATTATCTTTTCTTTGCTCTCATCTAATAGTGTAACTTTACTAATTGAAATTGATATGGCCTAGACCCTGCGTTGACCTTCTAATTGCTCTGTGCGTGGCTCTGTGTGGCTTGTGGTGGTGCTTGTGGTGGTGCTTTGTGTGTGGCTATGCGTGGAACTTAAAGAGAGCAACGCACACGCCCACACACGCAACGCAAAAAAACAGACTAGCTGACACACAAGCGAAAATAAAAAAAGTACGCCCACGCACAACACACGCAAAGGATATGCACTCCTTATACACACAAAAAACCGCATAACGCCTACATTTTTGCACTTGTTGTGTAGTTTTTAGCTTGTCTATGGGGGAAACTTACCTTTTCGTAGATACGAATACCCCCTCAGAATTTTCTATGAAATATTCGCCATGCGTTCTGCCATACGATTAGCACGATTAGGCGTTTGTTTAGCCCATCTGCTATCTAGCATCTCCACACTAGCTTGTTTGTAGTCCTCTTCTTGTAATGCTTTAAGCATACCCTTAAACTTGGACACCCCATAAGCACCCATTTGGTACACCATCTCAACCACAATATGTCTTGCACTATCATTAATATTAGGACATATCTTTAATAAATCATCAGCACCAGTTACAGCTCTAGCAAAGTCTCTTTCAAACAATACTAGCCAACCTGCGTGGTCTGTAGGTGCTACTTCACCTTCTAACATTTTGTGTCCATATCCACCTGTAAGATGTCCTTCTGTACACTTGTAAACTTCTAATCTGTAGCCTTCTTCTTTTTTAACGGCTTCTTTTGTTTGTTCTATATCCATCTGTCTTTTCTTGGTGTCCTTCCTATACTGTGTTCCATAAATCTTTCTAATTCTTGGTCTAACAGTTCTTCTTTGTGTTGGTTATATGATAATGTCTGGTCTCTATCCATTCTGTCTACCCAATACTTAGCCGCCATAGCTAAAGCATCAATGGCATCATCATGTCTTAGAGAACCTTTGTCTCTAGTCAGCCTTGTCATTTGTCTAAACAACTGATGGTCTGGTTCATTCTTAAAATCTTCGTGTATCAGTACGTCATCTACAACTAACCTATGACTATTCATTAAAGGCTCTAGTGTGTCTATAATACGCTTTTCTTTTTGTGTATTATGTCTAACTTCTTCTATCTCGCATGGGTGTATCTTTGCCATGACAGGTTTTAATAACTGGGTTGCCATACCATCACCAAAGTTACTCTCAATGACCACATAGTTCACATCATGTTTCTTTGCGATATTAGACAGCCTTGCCATAGTAGTTTCTGAATAACCACCATCTAATGAGCCTATAGCGGTCAGATAAAGCACTCCATGAAGCATTTTAAGCACCGCATACGCTGTTTTGTCTTCTCCACGACCACTAGGGTCAATAGACATTGCTGTGCCTTCAAATGCAGTAAATTCTTCGCTCATCATCATAGGAGCTACGAAATAATCACCTTTAAGTCCTACATTAGGAATATCAGGGTCTATAGCTTTCATTTGCTCTGGTGACGAAGCCCATTGTATCTTAGCAGGTGCTTCTTTCCATGTAGAGCAACCTGAAGCTACAATTAAATCGTTTAACTTTAGAGGGTATCTATTTGCATCAGACAAACTTGTGTCCAACATAAATTGTAAGTTAAAACCAGAACGACCATAAGATGATAGTCTTTCCATAAGGTCTACCGCATCAAACCTTTTAGGGTCTGTGGGTTCACCTTCTTTACCTTGTATGATGTCTGCAAGTTTGTGACCATAACTAATCTTTTGTGTTTTGTTAGGTACAAGTGCAGTCCATATCTTTGTCTTAAATCCTCTTTCTTCTAATGAGTTGTACAATGACATCTCGTTTTGAGGAGTTCCTAGAAATATAATACGACCAGTGTTAGGTTTAATGATTGCATCAAATTCTTTTACAGTCTCACCTAATCTATCTCTCATTAACTGCGTTTGGGAGTTATTAGCACTCTCAACGTCATCAGCAATGATAATATCTGCCCTACTACCTGTTAACTGACCTGTAATACCCATAGATTTAACTGATGGTGCATGACTGGCTGTAGCAGGTGCTACATCAAATGATACTTTAGAATGTCTTTGATTATCTCTAGGTATCAAGTGTTGTAATAGTGGCATCTCTCCAATTAACCTTTGTGTAAAGGTACTGAAGTCATCTGCTCTAGTTTTACTAGCAGATACTACTAAAATATTTTTCTGTGGATTAAGAAGTAATTGATGACAGACAAAGGCAGAGGTAATCCAAGACTTACCAACGCCTCTAAATGCTTCTATTACAAGTCTCTTTTCGTCTGACTGTAAGTAATCCGCAATATCGAATTGTATAGGGGTAGGATTAGGCAAATTCAAATGCCTCCAACACAAATACAAAAAATTTTTAAAATTCTTTAATCGTTTATCCATCATCAAATGGTACTTCGTCTAAAATGTTATCTTCTTTTTTAGCCAAAGGTTCTTTACTGTATGTTTTACAAACTTCTAAACATACTTTCATTTCTGAAGCTGTTAAATCTTCCCCAGATTTTAATTTCTTATAAGCATGGTTTACCAATAGTTGTGGTAACTCTTTTAAGACTGTTTCTAATTTATTGGGGTCTTCCTTGTCGGTTGTATTTTTTATAGTCTCGTTTTTCATTTTTGTTTAACCTTTTCTTGTGTGTTCTTATTCTTTTCTTTGGTTTCTCTCTAACAACAAAATCTTTAAATTTTTTAGCCATTACTCAAGTATTAATTTTTTAATTGATTTACTTCCGTCAATGTTATCTTCTAGTTCTGCTTTTGATTTGATACATTGATAGTCAACATTGTCATCTGCTTGTCTCAAAGCAATTCTTCTACCTTTAAGGCATTCAGACATAGATGATTGTATTCTGTGTTCTTTTATTTCGTTGTTAACAATCATAAGAAGAGCCACTACAGTTTCAATCATCAGTGTCCTCCGTTTCCGTTTCTTCTTACTTTGTCTTTTAAATCTTCAATATCGTTTAACGCTTTTTCTAATTGTGTTTTTAAAAACTCAATGTTGACTTTGTTAGTCATATTTTGTTCTTGATTTTCAGTTAACTTTTCTACATCAACGTATAACTGTTCGATAAGCATGAACTGTTCTTGGTCTGTAGGGACTTGTAAACTTTTCTTTAATAAATCGTTTTCAAATAGTTCTCTTGAAGTCTCTAATGAAGTTAACCTTGCTGTTACTTCTGTGTATGCAAAGACACCCATTGCTACTGCTATAACAATACCAATCATGTTCTTAATTGGCATAGCAACGCTAGTGTTTTCGCTTATTTTCATGTTTTTTCTTTCGTTTGCAATTAGGGAAGTCAAAAGTGTAGACATCATCTACAATCTTATCTAAAAATTTCATACGTTCATCTATCCAACCAAGCAGTGAATAGATAAACTTATCCATTATTTCTTTTTAAGTTTATTCATTGTAGTAACACCGAATGATGCTCCTACGATTGTTAAAATAATGTACCAGAACATAGGGTCAGCATTTCCTAGTATCTCCCACCCACGTTCCATTGTATCTTGGAAGTATGGCACGAAATGAAATCCCATGAGGCATGTGAAAAATAAACATAACCATTCGTCTTTCCACGAATGTTCTTGTTGTTTAATTTGTTCTATTGATATTTGTGATGCCGCATCTAATTCTTTTTCTCTTACAATTTTATCTTTTTGTAATTTATGCTGAATAGCACCAAATGTTTTCTCTGCTATAATTTTAGTAAGAGGATTTTTTAATAAGGTTAACCACATCTTACATAGCCCACAGGATTGCTGACCAGATTACAAATAATGTAAAAAGTTTTTTATCTGTATTTTGCCAGTATATTTTTATTTTATTTAACCAAGTTTTTGGTGTGTAACCATATATTATCATGTTATCTCCTTTTCAATTTCGTTACAAAAATAAGTAACGTATAATTTTTCTTTATTTGCTCTTTCTTCAAATGTTTTAGTAAATTTAGTTGTTAGAGAAGCACCGCCATTTATACATTCTGTCCATGTGTTGTAAGGTGTTTCGATAGTTGCAGTGTTATTACAAAATCCAGTAATTGCAGAGCAAATACTAAACGCTAGTATAAATTTCATTTAATGATGTATTTGTAATTATTTAAAGTTGAAATAACCTAGTATTCCAACAACTATTGTACCAATAGCTAGGATAACTTTAAGTCCACCTTTACCCATAGAAACATCTTGTCTTAACGACTTAATTTCTCTTTTCATTTCTTCTATGCTTTTAAGAATGTTATTCATACGTTCAGCACAAAGTTTCTCATGTGAAGAAAGTCTAACTCCAGTAGCGACTTCGCTATACTCTTTTGAAGTTATCTTTTTTCTAGCCATTGTATAAAACTATTGTATTAGCTTCTTCTTCAGTTAATGGCTCACCTGCTATTAACTTAGCTTTAGCACTAGCTTTTAAATTTTCTGCGTTTGCTTCAGCGTCTTTTAATTCTTGTATCTTTTCATTTACTTCTGCTTCTGTTGGCATAGTTGCTGTTTCATCATTTAATTTTATATATTGATATTGCATACGCTGAGAATTAGGAATTTTATTTCCATTATCATCATGCGTTTTCCAACCATACCATTGAGGTATGTTAGTATTAAAATGTGCTAAAGCTAATTGTAAGTAATCCATTATTGACTATCTCCTAAACGAATGAAGGTAAAACAAGTGTAATTTGTATTTGTACTTCCTACTACATTACCTTGTGCTATACTTGTTAATTCAAATTTAATTTTTACATTTGTTGTATTTGTTACATTTATAAAACCAAAACCAGAGCCTTGACCATGTTGACTGCTCACAGAACCTGAAACTACATTAATTACATCATCATAATTACTTCCATTATCCTGTGTTGCTCTTGTTAATAAAACATGATTATCAGCAGTAGCATTATTACTATTCAATGTAGCTATAACTAAATAAAGACCAGTTGTAGGAAAACTCCAAATACCAGAACTAACCGACATTCCAGTTCCTATTTTAGCAAATGTTCCATCATCAACTCTTTCTAAGTTAGAAGATATTGGTTGAGTATTAGAATTTACATTTGCAGTTAATCTCCATTGGTCTGCTTCTGTAATTCCAGTATTAGGTAAGTTAGTTAAACTAGCACCACTTACAGCAGGAAGTGTTGCAGGAAACCTTGCGTCTGGCAAAGTTCCACTTGTCATATTTGATGCTGATAAATTTGTTAAATCAACATTACTATTTAATGCTGTTGCAGGTAATCTAGCGTCTGCAAATGTACCACTTGTAATCTTAGCAGTATCTAAATTAGGAATATCTGTAGCGTCAAATCCACCAGATATTATATTTGCTAAGTCTCTTGCTTTTGTCATATTCTATTTACCTCGCTGTACATGGTACGTTGTTTGAACCTACTAATGGTGCTTCTGCAAATGCCATGTAGATGTAATCGTGTCCACTATTATTTAAATCTGCTCCTGTTCCTCTCAATTTAAATCCATTTGATAAAATATCTAAATCATCATCAGTTCCTTCAGCATTACCTAAATTAGCTTGTAGTTGGTTGTTATCAACATTATATCCTAATCTTTTGCTATCAAACATTTGCCAATTAGTTGTTGTTGGATTACCTGTAGAATATCTTTTAATCATAAGAAACGCAGGTTTAAATCCTGTATAAACAAATGTTCCATCTGTATTTTGATTACCTGAGTATGAACCAAACTTGCTATAACCAGTTTTATCTGCGAAACAGTAGGCTATGTAAGTTCCACCACTTGCGTTCCAATCAATATCAGTTCCTATCCCAAAAGTAGTTGTTGAAAAAGATTGAAAACCTGTATTAGCAGAATCAATGGCAAGAGTTTCGTTTAAAGTAAGATATTGTTGAGTAGTACCTATTGCTTCTCCACCTACTCTCCAACTTCTTGCGCTATCTTTCCTTTTAATCATAACTATTTTAGGAGAAAATCCTAATCCATGACCAACTGTAGCATTACTTCCTGTACCTGTATAAGACACGATACTAAATCCCGCTGTTGTATTAGCACTAACAGTAGAACTTATAGAACCATCTGTATTAGCTGAACCTGCACCATTTGCTTTCCAGTTCCATGATGCGTATGTATTTGAAGCTGAAGAAGTTCCTTGATTGCCTCCAAGTGTTAAACCATCTGAAGTAAATGCTTGAACAAAAGAAGATGAAGTTGTTTCTGCACTGTTGTTATTTGATTGTAAAAACTTTGTAGCACCTCTGACAGCATCTACTAATACATGGCTATCTGATATATTTCTTACTTTTATCCAACTCCAGTCAGGCTGAAAACCAACACCTGTTATAGATTGTCCTGCACCTGTACCTGTATATAATTTAGTATTAAAATAGTCTGTCGATTTATTAATTGTAGTATAAGCCATATTATTCGTTTAACCCCTTAGTTGATAAAGCTGTGTAGCCAGTTGGTACATCATATTCAAATATTCCTATTCCACTTGCGTTAGTTCCTGCACTAGATACTGCTGTTGTTCCGAAGTAGCCATTACCGAAGTTATATGAAAAACCACCTTGATTTAATCCACTACAAGGTATGTACAAATTATTTGTAAATAAAAATTGATTATCTGTTGTAGTGTTTATTAAAGTTCCATTTTTGTAAAATTTTAAAGTTCCATTTTCTGTATCAAATGCAATACCAATAATATCATTTGTTGTAAAACTTGTGCCAGTAGCAGTATTTCCTTGACCTGATAAACCTTCTCTGTAAACAGTACCATTATTAGAATAAACAATTCTACCTGCATCTACTGCACTATGATTACTACCATCTATACTTGCTAAAGTTACTCCTAAATTAGCATAAGTAGTAGCACTTGTACATTTTGCTTCCCAGTAATATTTACCATTTGCAGGAGCTATAGTTCCAAGAACACTATTGTCTGAACTACCATTTGATACTGTAGTATTACCATGTGACATAGAAATGTTTGAACCTTTTGATAATGAGTTCATAGTACAAAAAACATTACTTGGACAATCTTCAGTATTTGTAAGTGTGCCTCCACCAACTGTAAGGTTGTTACTGTTACCAGATTGGTCTGTAACTGAATTACCATTTTTTAAAACAAAAAAACCATTAGTTCCATAAGTTACACTAGGAGTAGTATTAATTTTCCATTCTCCAGTTGTTGCATCTGTAGAACCAAAAGGTGATGCGTCATAAGCTGTGCCATCTATAAAATGAATGTGAGACATTGAGCCCTCAAAAGTAGCATTAGTTCTTAAAGCACCAAAAGAAGTTTTGTAACCACTATAATTAACACCCGTATCATAATCTTGAGATGGATAAGTTTCATTTGAAAATGAAGTTTCTTGAACCCCATTAACATATAGTTTACATCTATTAGATTGCGTTGATTGTGTAGTATCAGTTGCAAATACTAAATGATACCAACCACTTACATCTTTAAATTGTCTATTTGTAGTTAATCTAAATTGATAACCAGTAGTATAATGATACCATTCTATTGTTCCGTTAGCATTAAATCTAGCATCTAAATATGGGTTACCAGAAAAATTACCTGCTGAAAGAATATTATGCTCAGCATTATCAGCACCTCTTTTTACCCAAACACTATAAGTAAATGTTTTTCTATTTGTTGTTGAACCAAAAGTTCTTTCTATATATGTACTAGCCATTAGTTAAATTGTCCTCCACCTGTTGCACCGAAGGTAGATGTCATAGAAAAACTTCTGTCTGTAGTTTGTCCCTCGCCATCTGTTGCTCGGATTGTAAAATTATAAGTTGTTGGTGTAGTTGAACTTGCTCCAAAATCG